AATGGTTAGGTGCAGATGACACAGATATCAAACGATTGGTTATTGAAGCCATACGTGTCCGTGAATTGGTCGCACCAGAAGCTGTCAAAGCTGAAGCTGAAGAAGAAAAGATTGAGTTCAAAGCTCGTGACTTACCAGAAGGTGCTGTCAGCTTCCAACAGTTTTTTACATTCTACGAATTAAAAAACTTTGAAAATATTCCAACACTATTAAATTCAGCGATTGACTATACCAACAGTCGTAAAATGAACTATGACCGATATGATTTTTATTGGACAGATTCAACAGAACACAGCCTACATCAGCGTGTGATCATTCCTTGTATATGGCAAGATCGAACCATTGGTTATACATCAAGGGCATTTACAGATGGAGTCAAACCAAAATATTACAGCCACTATGAACCCAACTTTGTGTTTAACATGAACAATCAACTGCCTGACAGCAAGTTCGTCATAGTCTGTGAAGGACCATTTGATGCTATGAGCGTAGATGGTGTGGCAGTGTTAAATAATGAATGCAATGAAACACAAGCAGATATCATCGAAAGCCTAGGCCGTGAAGTCATAGTAGTAGCTGATCGAGATCGTGCTGGTGCTAAGATGATTAACAATGCTATAGAGTATGGCTGGAGTGTTAGCTTTCCCATATGGTTAGAAACCTGCAAGGACATCAATGAAGCAGTATGTAAATATGGTCGACTGTTTGTGCTGAAAACTATCTTAGACAGCAAACAGACGAGCAAACTCAAGATTGAACTTATGAAAAAGAAACTGTATAATTAATTATATGAGCAAAGAATATTCCCCAGAACTACAGAAACTATTTTTAGAAATGATGTTACAGGACGCTAGTGCTTATACTAGGGTAACTAATATCTATAATCCAGAAAACTTTGATAGATCGTTGCGTGATGTTGCTAAGTTCATCAAAACTCACACAGATGATCATAAAGCCATGCCTACTGCTGAACAGGTTCTAGCAGTTACAGGAGTTGAACTCAAGCACGTGCCAGATTTGACAGAAGATCACTACAGTTGGTTTATGACAGAGTTTGAGGGATTTACCAAACGCAACGAACTAGAACGTGCTATCCTTAAAGCCGCAGACATGTTGGAAAAGGGTGAATATGATCCAGTAGAAAAACTTATTAAAGACGCAGTGCAAATAAGTTTAACTAAAGACTTGGGCACAGAATACTTTGAAGATCCTAGAGCAAGGTTGATGGCGATTAAATCAAATAACGGACAGGTATCAACAGGCTGGCCTACGCTAGATAAAAGATTATTTGGTGGGATGAATCGCGGTGAATTAAACATCTTTGCTGGTGGATCAGGTAGTGGTAAATCACTATTCATGCAGAACATCAGTATCAATTGGGTCACACAAGGACTCAATGGAGTATATTTAAGTTTAGAGTTGAGTGAAGGGTTGTGTGCTATGCGTATGGACAGTATGGTAGCCAACGTATCAACTAAAGAAGTGTTCAAAGACTTAGACACCATTGAAATGAAAGTTAAAATGACTGGTAAGAAGTCAGGTAGTCTACGTATCAAATACATGCCAGCACAGTCAAACGTAAATCAGATCCGCAGTTACTTGAAAGAACTACAGATACAAACAGGCAAGCGACTAGACTTTATCATGGTAGACTATTTAGATTTGGTCATGCCAGTAAGTGCTAAAGTATCGCCAAATGACTTGTTTGTCAAAGACAAATATGTATCAGAAGAGTTAAGAAACTTAGCCCGTGAACTAAACATCTTGATGATCACGGCTTCACAGTTGAATCGTGGAGCAGTAGAAGAAATTGAATTTGACCACAGTCATATCGCAGGTGGCTTATCTAAGATCAATACAGCAGATAACGTGTTTGGTATCTTTACTTCAAGAGCCATGCGTGAGCGTGGTCGCTATCAACTACAACTTATGAAGACACGTAGTAGCTCAGGTGTGGGTATGAAAGTGGATCTAGAATATGATTTAGAAACTCTACGTATCACAGACCCAGGCGAAGAAGCACAAGAAAGTGGCCTACGTGGAGTTGGTGCAACTAATATCTTAAGTCAAATCAAAACTGGTAGTAGCGTAAGTCCCGCAGAAGATCAACCTAAGATCAATGCTACTGTAGATTCTAGCAAACTTAAGAGTATGTTAGCTGGTCTCAAGAGTGCCGAATGATCGCATTTAATACTGGAGACAGTCATACCTATGATGGTCATTGGTGTCCTAACTTAACTGATCATTACTGGTACCAGATCGCAAAACAATATGGTTGCCAAGATATCATCAATGAAAGCCTTCCAGGCCGTAGCAATGATATGATGATTAAATTGGTCATGAAACACTGTCTAGAAAATCTCAATATCCCTACTCTGTATATAATCAATATAACTACTATATTTAGGTTTGATCTGACTACTCCTCATAGTCACACTCTACATGATATACTAACTCCTAGGGCAATAGCAGATTTAGATTTTGAAACAATTGAATGCACATTATATGCGCACTTAATTGGACTGATAGAATTCCTAAAATCTAGAAACAAGCAATTCCTAATTATTAATAACGGCAAGAACTTCAGTGATGATCAATTGCCTATGCGAGATAGTTATGTTAAATTTTTTAAAAATGAACCAAGGATATTAAATTGGTTCGACTGCGCGAGAATTAATTTCCAAGAGAATATTACTAAAATTAAACCAGTAGATTTTGACACCTATGGGTGGAATGGCCATGATGGTCCTGCAGGCCATGCCGCTTATTATGACATGCTTACAGCAAGATTACCTAAAATACAAAACTAACTGTTATAGATAAATATACTAAATTGGAGTAAAACCTTGCAGAAACGCACCCGTAGCATACTCACAGAGCTAGATGAGCTGCTGATCCATAAAGATAAGGAAAATCTACTTGAAACCCGTGCCACGCATATCATCAATGGCGCTATCAATCTGATCCTACATATCCGCGAAAACTACGATGCTGAAACTGCTGGCAAATTAGAAAACCGTTTGTTAAACGCTATTAAAGGTCAAGACCCCAGTAAATTCTCACGCGGTATTAGGAAAATCAAAGATGAAGAGTAGTGAATTCTTAGACGAAGCAGCCTTTACACCACAAGGTTGGGCCGGCTTACAAAAGTTTGGATCTGCTATAGGCGGTGCTATCAAAGGTATCGGCAAAGGCGGCATGATGCAGGGTGCCAGAGCTGGTTGGTCCGGTAAACGTGCTGATATCGCACAAAGAGATCTTATCAACAATGTAACATCACAAGCACTACAAAAATGGCAAGAATATGTGACTACTGCTCGTCGAGCAGACAGACCTATCGGGCCACAGGATGCTGTTGATTGGTTTACTAGATATACAGGTAATAAAGCAGAGCCCGATGCCGGCGGCCTACCAGATAATATCGAAGACAGAGTGGGCATGACCAAATGGATCAAGCGAGAAGTTGCCAAATATATCGATGCCAAGAATCAAGGCTTACATGATCAACCACAGCAACAAGATATCGATATCAGCGGCATGACTCTTGAACAGTTGCAAGCCCTTAAGGCTGAATTAGAACAGGCCATGGGAGGTGCTGGGGTATGAAAACCACCGAATTTCTAAATATCCAAGAGGGATTGTTTGATAAATTTAAATCTAATCCTCAAGGAACTAATGATAAACCAACTGTTAAAAAACCAAGTGCAATTAAAAAAGGTGTAGATGCGGTTAATACACAACCAACTCTACAACCAAAAGTTCAACCAACTCCACAACCAAAAGCTCGACCAAAAGTTCAACCAACTCCGCAGCCGGCGACTGACCTTCCTGATATCAGTAGACTTAACCCACAACAACGCCAAGCATTGTTACAAAAAGTCAATGCTAGGATCGCTGAATTAAGCAAAGGTCAACAAGCTCAAGGTAACCAACCAGCATCTAAACCACATACAGGTGGTAGACAACGAGGCGGTCTGAGCCAAACACCTAATGCTGTCCGTCAACGCCAAGCACGTGCAGCCAAGAAAGCTGTTGCACAACCGGCACAACAAGGCATGACAGATTTAACACAACCAACAGCAAGTGCCAGTGGCGGTACGATTACTCCAACGACCACGGGTTATGTTCATACTGCTAATCCAAATAATCCCAATCAACCAAAAACAGCAAATACTCCAGTTAATGTTAACAAGATATCTGCTAACAAGAGTTCTGGATTGCCCACATCTGATGAACAGGCTAAGTTCCAAGAAAAATTAAAAGCAGCGATGGCACAACAAAAATGAAACTATTAAAATCCTCTAGATGTGCTAAATAATGTGCATATAGAGGATATTTTATGTATGGTTTCATTTATCTAACAACTTGTAAAGTTAATAATAAAAAATATATCGGATTATGCTCACACGAAAAAATAGATAAAGAAAAATATCTAGGTAGTGGAAAATATTTAAAAAATGCCATCAAACGATACGGTAAATCTAATTTTATTAGAGAAATTTTAGAAGAATGTGCAACTAAAAATGAATTAAATTTAGCTGAAGCTAAATGGATAGCTCATTATGATGCTACTAATAATCCTGAATTTTATAATTTAGCAGTTGGTGGTTATGGTGGAGATTCAACAGTTATTAAAACTATATGGAATAAAAGATCAACTACGGAACGAAAAGCAATAGGTAATAAGGTTTCAAAAACCAGAAAAGAAAAAATTGCAAATGGAACACTTAAACCAAGACTTGGATTATCTACAAGTCATTTAGTTAAAGAAGTATGGGATAATAGATCTGAGAAAAGAAAAAAAGAAATAGGTAATAAAATATCAGCGACAAAGAAAAGACTAGGAATAGGTAAAGGTAAAACGAACCCAATGTACGGACGTAGTGCAATCACAGAAAAAAATTTGAAATGGTACACTAACGGAAAAGAAAATAAATATATAACAGAAGGTACACAACCAGATGGA